CTTCCGCAACAACTTTTAAAGTTAGAGGTGGAGGTGCTTCTGGAACAGTTACCTTTAACGGCTATAGCGGAAGTAATGCTGTTGGAGGAGATATACCACACACTACCTTAGCAATTACAGAAATTGGAGCATAACATGGCAACACAAATAGATAACATGGGTCAAATTATTGGTTGGAAACATAACCACCAAGAGGGGATGACGACAGTAGGTGGAGTTATTACTGAATTTCCCGGGGGCATACCTTCAGACGAAGATATTGCTACGTGGAAAAAAGAGTACGATGCTCATGTTGTAGCTACAGCTTATGTTGGCAAACGAAAAGACGAGTATCCAGCTATCGAAGATCAGCTTGATAAAATTTACCATGACGGAATTGATGAGTGGAAGAAAGTTATCAAGGCTGTTAAAGATAAATATCCTAAGTAATGGTTGTCGCTGAAACTCTTGCTGGACTAGCTTTAGTTAACAGCGCAGTCAAAGGTATTAAAAGTGTTATTAATACTTGTCAGGATGTATCACAAATAGCAGATCAAATTGATTCTGTAATAACAGGAACTAAAGAAGTTCATGACAAATCACATCCTATAGCTACTAAATGGGATAACTTTATAGGAAAGAAGTTAGGTTCATCAGCAGATAAGTTTTCATTAGGAGCAATAGCTAAAGAAACTATAGAAGAAAAACTAGCAGATGAACAATTAGATCTTGTTAGACGAATGATTAACAAAAGATTTGGTCCTGATACTTGGAGAGAGATTGTTGAAGAGAGAGAAATTAGAATAGAAAAACATAAGAAAGAACAAAGAAAAGAGACAGCAAAGAAACAAGAATCAAATGAAAAACTTTATAAAATATTAGAAACAGTAGCAGGATATATCTTTCTAATAGTGGTTATAGTAGGAGTAGGAGCTTATATTTGGTGGGCTAGAAAATAATGGAACTTGGTGCTAGAGAAATATTAACTTTTGCTACGGTTCTTGCTGGATTAGCTGGAACATGGGCTGTTATAAAATCAACAGTCGCACGTATTTTAGAAGATTTAAAAGGTATTAATGAAGAAATAGCTTCTCTTAATACAAGATTAGATGCAACAGAAAGTGGTGACGCTGTAATGCAACATCAAGTAAAAGTATTAGGATCAATGTTAAGTCCAGCTGAAATGGCTGCAAGGTCCAGGGAATTAGAAGGCTTACAACATAGAGTTAATGCATTACGAAGAGATATAGATACACTATTAGGTATCCATAATGGATCACACCCACCAGTTAGATAGGAAAAACAATGACTTACAAGGATATAAAATCATTTAAAGACTTTATTCGTTGGGTATTCTTTATAGAAAAGCCTCAAGGACATGCTATTGCTGAGAATATGAATATTCCAGTTCCAAAACCTAAGAGAAAGAAAAAGAAAGGAGCGAAAAAATCTTAACATTATTAGGAAGTGTTCTAGGATTTGGCACATCTTTTCTTCCAAGAGTCATGGATTATTTCCAAGACAAGGCAGATAAGAAACATGAACTAGAAATAATGACACGACAAGCTGAGATACAACTTGATAAAACAGCTATTGATGCAAATATACGAGAAGTTGAAACTATCCATGAACATGATGCTTCTCTTGATGGTGGGGGGTTTGTCAATGCTATTCGGGCTTCTGTTCGTCCTGTTATTACTTATTTATTTATGGCCCTCTTCATCGGAATAGAGGTTACAACTTATTACTTGCTGATACAAAATGGTGTTGCTCCCGGAGATGCATTAGTTGCTGCTTGGGATGAACAAATCATGGCTATGTGGGCTAGTATTTTAGCTTTCTGGTTTGGAGGAAGGCAATTTAAGAAGTGAGAACTAATGACGAAGGTATTGAAATTATTAAGAAATATGAAGGATGCAGTCTTAGGTGTTATCTCGACCCTATTGGTATACCTACTATCGGTTTTGGTTCTATTTGGGGTCTTGATCATTCTAGGTTATCTCGCAATCATAGGGATATTACCCAAGACGAGGCAGAATTCTTACTTAAAAGGGAACTTCGTCAGACTGAGAATTCCGTTGCAAGATTGGTTACACAACCGCTTACAGTAAATCAATTTTCAGCAGTCTGTTGTTTAGTGTATAATGTAGGTAGTGGAAAGTTTAGAAGTAGTACAATAAGAATGAAACTAAATAGAAAAGATTTTACTGGAGCAGCCAATGAGTTCTGGAAATGGCGTAGAGCTGGTGGTAAGATTCTTAGAGGATTAGTAAGGCGTAGAAAAGATGAAGAAATCTTATTTAGGAAAAGCTAATGGCTAGTTTATCAGATTATTTTGGTGATATTGATTTTAGAGCTGGCTTTGGTGGACAAGGATATGGCACTAGTGTAGACCGAGAGTTTGCTGAACCACTTGAGGAAGGTGAAAGATGGCAAAAGCTTGTTGATATGAACAAGAGAAATGCTGAAACCTATCAACTTGCTCAACAAGCTGCAGCTGCACAAGATCAATTATATAAAAATAAAGGTCTTCCGGGAGGAACAAAAGAATATAATTCTTTATCTCCAGAAGATCGTGCAGTAGTAGACCGTCCAGATTTTAATTTAAAACCAAGTGGTTTTGGATCTTATCGGTATCCAAGTGTTGATGCTTATCTTAGAGGACAAGAACGTAATCTTGTAAGTGCTCTTATAGATCGTGGGGTACGTGATCAAGCTTCACTTGAAAAAGCAGTTACTGATGCAAAAACTGGTGGTGCTATTCAAAATGTAAATCCTTTCCAAGGGTTAGTAGACCAAGTAAATAATGAACTTGGAGATTATGATATAAATAAAAATCCAAAAAATTATAATGTCCAAGCATATAATCCTTCTATTTTTCAGACAGTAACTAATCCAGAAATTAGAAAGCAACAAATAGCTAAACTTACTGGAGATAGGGCATTAGACACTATAATGAGCTATGCTGTTCCAGCAGTAATGGGAGCAGCACTTCCTATAACTCCAAGTAATATGCTTTTAGAAGCTATTTCAGGAAGAACTCCTTATGGACAAGTATCACGATATGGACTTCCTTTTGAGCTTAGTAAATCAATAAGAGGAGATGATAAAAATACTGTCTATTCTTCTTTCCCTGATATTCCTACTAATGTTGATTATGGAAATGAGTACATACCACAAGCTCCTCCAGTACAAACATTAGATCCTAACATTAATGCTGGAGCTTTTAATAGAGAAGCTGCCTTAGAAGAATTAATAGGAAGAACACAAGGTAATACAATTAATCCGGGCATAAGTGATCTATACTTTAATGATATAATACGTAGAGGATTAACAAGACAAAACCAAGAGCTTGGAGAAAACATAGATGAGAACCAATTCAATAATGCTTTCGGTTCTGATTTCTTAGGACAAGGATTATTAGATGATGAAACTACTAATCTACGAGGACAGGCTACCGACAGATTAAATCAAGTATTTACTGGTAATGCTTTCGATCCATTAGATGATAGTATTATAAATAGTATAGTACAGGAACGAGCAGAACCAGCTAGGAAACAAATATCTACAGCTGTAGCTAGAGGTAACTATAATCCTACAGGTGGTAGAACTGCTAACCAAGCTATAGATTTTCAAACTCCTGCTGCAACATCAAGAGTTAGAGAAATAGGTGAAGGAGTTCTTGGAGGTTATGGTAAGGATATAAGTGCTTTAAAAGATACAGCACAAACTGGTATTAGTGGTTTTAAATTAGGAGATGATCTATTCGATGTATCTCCATTTGCTGAACAACGCAGTAAATTAATAGAAGATAAAAGCCAATCTTTACAAGGGGATATTAGTGATGCTATAGGTAATGAACCATTATTTAATTCTGGTGAAGCCCTAGCAAAAGGTGGTAGAGTACAGGGAGTAGTCTCTGGTCAGCCATCAAATCAAACATTCTTAGATACGATAGCTGCTAGGGAAGCTCAAGGAGCACGAAATAGTAGAAGTCGTGGTTTAGGTTCTAGAGGAAGTGGAGTATTTTAAATGGTTGATTGGACAACAATAGGTTCAGGATTGCTAGGAATGATTGGCAGTAAGATGACTGCTGATGCACAAACTGAAGCTAATCAAGCTAATATAGCAGCAAGAGCAGCAAATCAAGAAAAAGGTATGCAAGGTCTTACTGGTGGTAGTGCTTTCCAAACTACAACAAGAACACCAGAAGGTGGATTTAATGTTGATCAAGTAGGTGGAGCTGATGCTGCAAAAGCACGAGGCATTACATCTTTTGGTGATATTGCTCGTGCTGGAAAAGCTAACAAACTTACTGACTTTGACTTTACTCTTCCAACACAAAGAGAAGCACAAGGTGTAGTTGATAGAGATATTGGTAGAAGACAAGGATCATTTGATAAAGGTGTTAATACTTTACTAGAAGCACAAAGACGAAAATTTGATGGAGTAAATAATACTGGAGAACTTCCTAATACTATAGATGCTTTGTCAAGATTTAGTGATCAGAATAAATTCAATAGAGAAAGAGATGCTATTGAGTTATTTCAAAAATCCAGATCTAATGATCTTGCTAATGTTAATGCTCAATTAGGAAACTTAACAACAAGAGCACCAGCTCCTGCTTATACTGCAGGAACTCCCGGAGCTACTGCTGCTCAATTAATAGCGCAAACTCCTCCGGCAACACAAATAGCTGATCTTGGTGGTGCTGCTCCTTTTATGGGAGGACAAGCTATGCTTAAAGATATTCAAAATCAAAACATGGCTAGAGAAAACAATAAAGTAATACAACAATTATTAAATAGACAGATGGGCAACCAACAAGCTTAGCCTTGGTAAGGAGATAATAATGGCTGAACGACCACCTATAAATCCTTTCGCTAATTTGCAAGCTGATCCTACTCTAGCTAAAATGGCTGCTAGTTCTGGTGATAATCTCGCTAATATGAGAAGAGGATTAGCTATGACACAATTACAAAATACTGGAGCAATGGATCGTACTAACGCTACTAATCTTAATAATATGAAGATGGAAGGTGTAAGACAAATGTTAAGTGGTCTAGCACAAACTGGTAAAATAGATCCGGAAACTGCTGCTAAAATGACTGGAATGTTTGGTGCTAAACAAGCTCTTACAAGTGGACAAGCTGCTGATGCATATAGAAGTTCTGGTATTGGACTTAAATTTCCTAAAAGAGTATTCAAACCCGGAGCGTTTTCAGCTCAACCTTTAACAGGAGGTTTTGATCTTAAAGGACAAGCACAAGCAAAAGAAGCAAACAAAATAACAAATACTAAAAAACGAAAAGGTTTATCAGTTGCAGGCAAAAAAGTAGGTATTGATCAAGATGAAGAAGTAAGAACTATAGAAGGAAGAAATACTCCTGCAGCTAAATCAGCTGGTAAAATACAAGGACAAAGAGAACTTGAAAGTTTAGTAGCAGAAGCAACTAAAAATAATCCTTATTTCAAAGGCAAATCTATTACTGGTGTTAAAAGACATGGACCTAAAAATAGATTAGCTGCTTATATTGATGGTAAATTAATGTACTTGGAGCCTTAATTGTGGCTAACTTTACTCCTGTTCCAGTACCAGAAGAAGAATTAGAAGAAGAAGATATCCCTTCCATTAGTATGTCGGGTAAAGGTACAGCTACACAAGTTCGTCCTTCCGATCCCGGAAAACAATTTCTTGCTGGTATAACAGATATAGGAACAGGTATACCTATGCTTGCTGGTTTAGCTGGTTCTGGAATCCAAGCTGGTTGGAATACTATGACAGGAGATAAGGGCTTTGGAGAAAACTTTGCTGAAGCAGCGTCATCTGGTTGGGATAAAGATTTACTAGATGCTGGAATGAGAGGCCAAGATGCTGTAAATAAAGCTTTGGGAATTGCTAGACCTGTATCAACAGAAGATCAAGCAGCTAGATTACTAGGAAGTTTTGTTGCACCACCTGGCATGCAGTTTATTGGAGGTGCTAGTCGTGCAGCTAAACTTGGTAGAGGAGCATTTAATATATTAACTCCTGCAGTAAAAATGCCTTATGGAGTTAAAAAAGGTTTTACTACAGCTAAAGGACTTAAAAATTATGGCATGAGATCTGGTATACAAGCTGGTCTTGGTACTGGTATTGAACAAGGTATACGTGCTGCGACAGATGATCCTAATGCTCCATTAATGTTTTCTGAAAAAGCATTAACTGGTAAAGATCCTTATCCTAAAACTATGGAAATGACTCATACTTCTACTAGTTCCAACACTAGTCCTGCAATGTTATCTACTCCTGTTCCTGTTCCTGATGATGAGTTAGATGATATACCATCAGTTAGCATGTCTGGTAATATAAATAATACTAATCCAGCTGTAGAAAAGTTTAGAAAATTAGATCGTGATGTACAAGCTGAACAAGATAAATGGGACACTGCTCAGTATATAGGATTAGCTTTAGCAGCTGCTGGTACTTTATATGGAGGACGTAAAGCTTGGAAAACTCAAATAGAAAAACATGGTAATCTCAGAAATGTAACAGATAATACAATATTAGCTGCAGGAGTAGATAAAGCTCGTGCTCTTAGTATTGCATTACGTAACATAGGTAGAACAGAAAAAGAAATATCAGATGTACAACACAATGCCCATACAAATTCTTTTGATATTGTAGAAGAATTTAAAGAGACAGGCAAACTAGGACAAGATTTTATCCCCAAAAACGGCAAGCCAGTAATATCATTACGAACTTTATACAATGATCGTAGAGCTTTAGGAAAAGAAGATGCTCAGTTATATGATGATGCTATGTTTGCTCATGCAGAGTTAGCTGCTAGACAAGCAAGTGGAGGAAAACTCTGGAAATCTGCTAAACCAGAAGAAAAATTAAATGAGACTATTCGTTTAGCACAACAAAATACCAAAGTAAGAAAGTTAATGAATGATACTTCTAATACTTTTGATAATCTTTTAGATTATCAAGTACATCGTGGAGTGTTTACTCCTAAAGAAGCAAAAAAGTTTAGAGATACTGCTACAGTTAATGGTCGATTAAGTCATATGCCATTATATACTAGAGACAAAGAGTCGTTTCTAAAAAGATTAGGAAGAAATTATATGTTTGGTACTCCTAAAGTTAGGGAGGCTGGAGAAGTTCCTACAGAATTTAGCAGTAAAGGGCTTGTTAATGAAGGAAATGTTGGACCTCAATCACAATACTTAAATCCTATAGAAGCTTTAGAACGATACTCAGCTGTAACTATTAAACACGCAAATGATGAAAGTTTTAAGGGAGGAGTATTGTCTGCTCTAGCTAGAGTAAAACATAAAATGGATGCTAATGGTAATTACACACAAACAGATTTCTTAACTGGAAGACCTGTACGTGCTGGAGGAAAGAAGTGGCATCAAAAAATTAAAGAAGATGAGTCTATGGGAGAAGTTACTTATGTTGGTCGAGGATCTAATCTAGATGATCCATCAAGAATTAATGTTACTATTGATCCAAAATCAGGAAGTAAATTTAAAGATGGAGATTTGCAAGCATTAAAGAATGGTAAGAATGGAGATGAATTAGTTACAGTACACGAAGCTGGAGAGATCCGTGTGTACCATGTTCCAGATAAAGGAGTCCGAGCAGCTTTAAATTTAGATCCTAAATTAGGAAGAACATTAAATACTCTTTCTCATTGGAAAAATTTAATGACTAAAGGAACTACAGGTAACTGGTCTTTGTTTGCTCCTATATCACATGTATATTCAGCACAACAAGTTGCAATAAATACTGCAGCAAGAGATGGTATAGCTGCTGGCTTTAAATCTATCGGACAAGGACTATCAGGAACAGGAAGACTATTAATAATAAATGGATCGCGTGATATTGCTAACTTTTTGTCTAAACGAATTTCTTCTCATATTGCTGCTGGTCGTGTTCCTCCACAAATGCAAGTAAAATTACGACAAAGATTAGAAAAAGCAGTACTAAATTCAACTATACATAGAGCACGTACAGAGACAGGACGAACTGTTACTGGTATAGGATCTATAGGTCATAATGCTGTTGATGAAATATTTGATACTATGGGAAAGAACTTTGAAAATTATGGGATGACCAGAGATGTTATAACAGGATTAAAAAGTTTATGGAACTCATGGAATAATGCTTGGCATGAAGGGCCAGCATATGGAGCTATGTTAAAGCACATAGGAGAACTACGAAACTCTGGAAAAAAGATTGGTACTCAAGATATTAGAAATGCTGTTGATATTAGCAAAGACCTAGCTGGAGATATGAGTAGGCTTGGTGGATCTGAAGCAGCTAAACTTATACATTCATCAGTTCCTTTTTCTGCTGCAATGATCCAATCATGGGCAACTATTGGAGGAGCAATAAAACATAATCCAGCTAAATTTATGATGGGAGCTAGTGCATTAATAGGAGTTCCTACTGTTACTGAAGTATTAGCTAATCATGTAATGAGTGAAGCTCATCCTCCTTGGGAAGATCCAAATAATCCAAATAAAACATGGACATACAATGACTACTATTGGAACGCTTTTACTTCTCAACAACGTGCAGATAACTTTATTTATTTTGTTCCGGGTAAGCCTCCTTGGGAAGCTATAATTGTTCCTGTATCACCAGAATGGGGATTGTTTCGTGGTATAGTAATGGAAGGTATGGATGCTATATTTGGTTTCTCAGATGTAGGAGATATAGGATCTGTTGATCAAAACAAAACTAATAGAAATCAATTTCTTACTCCATTAATAAGAGTATTTGATATTCCATTACCTCCACCAATAGCTGCAGCTTTTTCTGCTGTTGATACTGATGTTCGATTAGGTCTTTCTGTAGAACAAAAAGGAGAAGGTGGCTTAACTGGGTCTGTAATGAGAAAAATTCCAATAGGAAAAGGAGAACGTGTTACTCGTAGAAATGGTGAAACACGTAATGCCGAAGGAGTTTTAAGTAGACAAATGACAGGAGTAATTCAAGATCTCTTTGGTGCTGCTGGAACAGCTTATGTAAACTTTATAGAAGCTACAGGATCTAGAATAACAAGAAAAGATACATCAGTAATAGGATCTTTTGGAGAAGGATTATCATCATTAGCTGATTCAGCTAAAAGTCAAACAAGATACTTGCAACCTCTTTGGGGAAAAACATTGCATGCTAATCCTAATGATGAGATAGCAAATAATTTATTTGCTTCCCGAAAAACTTTAGGACAATTAAAAACTGATATGAGTAATGGATATATTGGTGGGGGAATTGCTTATTCTGATGGGCAACCTATTGTTGGTAATACTATGATACCACCAGATGATCCTATTAATTTAGAATTAGCTGCTAGTGCTAAACAAATAGATTCTAATATAGGACAACTTGATTCTCAGATAGCAAAATTAAGAAAAGATTTAACAACTATTCCTAACTCAACAAACTTAGGTAATAGTACAGAGAGAAGAGACTTAATGGATAGCACAGCCTTACAAATAAAAGCATTGAAAGCACAACAACTGGCTGTAATACATGAGTTTGAAGATGAGTTGGGTGCTTATCTTACTAAAGAATATGGAAGAGATGTTACTGTTGATTTCACTAACTATAAACCACGAGCTAATTTGGCGAAAGGTTCAATTTTTTCAAGACTTCAGAAGTAACACCAAACTTTTCTATACCTTTAGTAGCTCTATACATTCGTCCTCGTTTCATCTCAAAGATTTGTACCATTCCACACTCATGCATAATGTCTATAAGCATACGAAGTTCTTTCGCGTCAGCTCGTCTTACTATTCTTCTTTGTAAATCACTGTGCTTAATTCCATCTTGATCAGCTTCTATTAATATCTCTCTTACTCTTCCGATGGCATTTGTAAGTCTAGCTCTAATTGAGAAGTCGCCTCCGAATAACTGTGTTGCACCACCTTTAACTGAAGAGATAATTTTACTTGCATACCCAATGTGCCTACCTTGTATTTCCAACATTCCATCGTTAATGGCAAGACAGCCAGCGAGTCGTAAGAGGTGGTCGTCTTCTCTAGCTTCAAAGCTGGATTGGAAAGGATCGGTATGAGTAGGTCTGGAATTATACCAATTAGTGTACTTTTTAAGTCCTCCTGTTGAGATCCCGATTGATCCCAATACCCTTGCAGCATCGCAACTCTTTGTGAGAGTTCTTTTAATTCGTTCATCTTCACCTTCTTCCCTTTGTTTAGGCCATGCTATTGATTTCTTTCGTGCATCATCTACTACAAATATAACTCTTGAAGTAAACCCACCTTCTATAACACTAGGATTAATAGCTGTTACTAACCATGAAGGTGTTGATGCTGATAAGAAATTAACATAGACGTTGTTGTGTGTTAGTTCTCCTGACTTAATAGTTCCCGGAGACTTTCTTACTTCTGGACAATCATATAAGTCCGTAAGAAGTCCGGGCATTGTACTCATGTATCCTTCTCGTCCCAGTATTGTGACGAGTTCGTTAATTGCAAGAGATGAAACAGCCTTTCCCGATTTGATAGTTTCTTGGTGGAGCAGTATTTCAAGATTCTCTGGACTTGTTTTTCCTGTGATGATGGGACAGTCTTCAGAAATAAGCTTTCTGATAGCACTAATAGCTGTTGACTTTCTTGTTGTGCCACTCTCAGCTGCCAAGATAATATACCAGTTAAGATAAACAAAGCTGTTAGGACGATTAATATATACGGTTCTTCCACAATTTACTCCTATTGCCCAGAGAGCACACCAAAAGTCGTAACTCTCTGCTGTTTCTACTACAGACATGTACTCCATGTACTGTCCAATGAATGAGTCTTTAGGAACTAACTTTTTGTAATTCATATTCATTTGCCAAATATCTAAGAATGTCAGCTACACTTTTTGGTCCCATGTTAGGGCAATTATTTATTTGTTGTGGTGTACTATTAAGTAAATTATGCATATTACGTATGTTTCCGTTCATCAAAGCATTTTTTGATCTAGCCTGTATGTGCATGTCACTTACAGGTATCATACTATATTTTGTAGTGTAGACCATCTATGTACTCCCTGTTCATCTGGTTGTGATTGTTTGAAATCTGTACCTATACTAACTGCTTCTCCTCTAATCATAATGGGAGCTTCAGCATGTTGTTTCATAATCTTTTGTACTATGGTAGCTGACTCTGGTTTGTGTATGGCGATCAACGCATCATGTACATTGAGTAACATACGAGCATCTTCGGGCCATTCAGGATCGTCATGACATTCGTATATAACACTAGATACTTTGTCACCAATAGTAGACTGAGGCTTGAAAGCAATAACTGAATCAAAGCTTTCTTCTGTAATACGTTCTAACCATATAAGTCTACGACCTAATGGTGTGAACAACATACGTTCCTCACGTACTTCTTTAATGGTATCTGCCCAACCTTTCTGTATTTCTGGGAAGGCACGATGGTAAGATGCAAAGGCTTCGTATGCTTGTTGTACTGGAATGTTACATACCTCTGCTAACTTAGGTGCTTGCATCCTATAGTTAAGACCGTGAACACAACGCTTACCTAAGTATCTAATGGTTGGTTTAAGATCATCATCCCAATCACTACTAGGTACATCATCATAGTCACACTTGAATATCCGTGCAGCATTACCTCTATGTACATCGAAGCCATCTTCTGTTTCTGCACGTTTGAAATTTTCTATAAGACCTTGGACATTCCATATGTATGCAACAACTTTAGCCTCTGCCTGTCGTAGATCAAAGTAACTAAGCATGTAACCTTCATCTGCTATGAACATAGGGTAAGCTCTATGAGGTTGGTTCTGTAAATTCATACCGCTACCCCATAAAGTCTTACTACTACTTAGCCGTCCAGGTGCTGACTGTACTCCAAACTGTTTATACTCACAACGAATACGATTATCAGCATCAGTTTTCTGTGTTGCATATGTACTATAAAACTTATGTTCAGTAAGATAGTTGTTGAGTACTATTAACAGTTCTCTTTTCTCTGGGGATGTCTTGGGGTTGTCGATCATACGTTGACGGTTATCTTTATTGGTACTACTACCTCTACCTATTAGTCCTAAGTAGTTAAAGAATAACTCTTGTAATTGTTTGGGGGATTTGGGATTGGGTACAAAGCTACGATCACCAGTAAGCTTGAATACTTTTTTGTGGAAGTCTTTGAGTTGCTCATCTAATTCTGATTTAAGTTCAGTTGCTATTTTATCTTTTAATGTTGTATCAGCTAACACTCCACCAACTTGCATACGTACTAGATGAGATTGTAATCGTTGTACATGTGAGAAGTAGAAGTCATCTAGCTTCTGAGTAGTTAACTCTTTAAGTAATTGCTCGTGAACTGCCCATGTAATACAACAGTCTTTAATATTGTAATGCCAGAACTGAGTAATGTTCCCACCTTCACGCCAAGTCTTACCTTCATCTTTATAGTAGGGATGATCAGTATACTGAGCAGTTAAGTAACCTAAGTTATGTGGCATACTAGGATACAATGTATGGTGAGCTAATAGAGTATCGAACCATAACTCTGGTACATGTATTCTATCTTTAAACCATAACCATCCACAGTCAAACGAACCATTTTGTGCTATGAATTTATTTTCTTTATTATGAAAGAATCGTTGGATTCGATCACGCAGAAGTCTTTCTTGTTGTAGATCGTACCTGTTTTTAGATCCGTCGCGGAAGTTAATACATATTCCTTCGTGGGCATTGTTGGCAAACCCAATGCAAGCTGTTTCGTTGGCAATGATTTCGATATCAAAAGCAATTGGCTTGTCGTCTCTATCAAGTTCTCCGATATATTTGATAGCCTCGTCATAACTTGGGTTAATGAGTCCACTAATATTATGTTCTCTGAATTTTCCATCCATTACTCTCCTAAGTTTTGCTAAATCAAATCTATACATAGGTTCCATAGAAAGATTACGTAAGACATGTCCGGGTTCATTAGATACAACTACTTTAACAACACGTTGTTTTCTACCTACCTTACAATCAAAGACAGATCCTCTCCACTTAGTAATACCTTCCTCATTAATTAAAGCATGTAAAGCAAAGTTACCTAGACAAAGAATGTATTTAAGATTAGGTAAATGATCTAACTCCCATTCTAATAAGCCTTCCCAATGCTCCATCTCTGATCTCTTAACAGGACTCTTAGCATCTGCTTTAGATGACATAGATGTTTGCTTTTTTACCACGTTAGTAACATAACAATCTGATCGTTCTATATTAAATGGACGTAAAGTATCCCATAACAATCTACCTCGACCACCTACCATAGGCATTTTCATTGCAGCTTCATGTTCATTAACAGCTTCACCAATGACACAGATCTCACTATTAAGATCTCCCCATCCTAAACAGTTAACAGTTAACAAACATGCTTTAGCCCTAGTAGTAAACTCACGCATAAGCCATGCTTCTGATACCGTATCAGCCATATTAAATTCCTTGTTCGTCTTGTTCTGCTGCGATGGCAGCATAACCAGCTATATCTACATAGTTATCTTTATGAAATAATGGATGTTTAGCTCTTGCAATTTTTAATAGTATCATCATAAGAGCTACATCTTTGTTATGTAAATTAACACCCATACCTAAATACATAGACCATAAAGAAGCAATGAGTTCTAAATTTTCTGCTGCATCTCCATATGCTTTCTCTCTTGTTCGTACTATAGCTAATGCTTCAGATAATATATCTAAATTTCCATCAACGTCTTCCATATTACTTATCTCCCTTTTTATATAAGCTAAGATTGAGACTCTTAGAGTCAGTGATAACAGTAACATGACTCTTTGCTCTGCTGATTGCTGTATAGAAATTCTTTCTATTAAGTAAGTAAGACCTGGACCTGTTCATAATATAACACACACGATCATACTCACTACCTTGTGACTTGTGAGTAGTAATCACATAAGCAAGGTCTAAATCTTTTTGTGGGTTCATATAGTAAGTACCATGTCTACCTTCCATTTCTAATGACACTGGTATCTCTATATCTTTGTCGCCAAAGTCTACAATGATACCACCATCATCTAAGAACTTAGTAACGATACCTGTCTCTCCATTGAACACACCGATAGCATAGTTGTTAACAGTAAAGATAACTTTATCCCCTATATAGAATCGTTGCTCTTCAATGTTACTCCACTTCTGTCGTTCAGCTAACACATAGTCCTTGTTACTTGGCTGCAGTAATTGCTGAATGGCAGCGTTAAGTGCTTCACACCCAACCCATCCTACTTTTGTTGGGGATATAATCTGATTACTGGTAGTACCATAATCAACTTTATCTGCTAAGTTTTCTTGTATGAAATCTAATATGGTATCAACTGGTTCATCACTGATCTTAATAGCAAAGTCCTCTTTCTTCAATGGTACTGTGCCTTCTATGATACGCTTACCATTAAAGATAATGTTACTATCACCAGCTTGTCGATGAATGGTTTGTAATCTGATACCATCAAATTTATCTAACATCTTAATAAATGGGGAGGGTTCTTTGGCTAATCTCTTATTAGTTTCAATAGGTTGTAACTGATTAGCGTCACCGAACATACGAATGATGCCACCACAAGGCATAGCATCTAACAAGTTACGATGTACTTCCACATTAACCATAGCATACTCATCTGCGAGTATAACTTTTGCTTCTATTGGATTGTTACGATCACGTTTAGGATCAGTAGTGATTAATGTTTTACCTGTTAATTCGTCACGTTCACCGGGGTGAGGGTATTCTAATAACCTATGAATGGTCATTGCTGGAATACCAGTAGCTTGTGTAATACGTTTGGCTGCTTTACCTGTTGGTGCACATAAAACAACTTCACGATTCTGTTCGTATAAAGTACGATAAACATTTTGTAGTATGGTAGTTTTGCCTGTGCCAGCTGCACCAGTAACAGCTACTATTCTTTTCTTTACATCGCAACACTCATCAACTGCTAACTGTTGAGTATCATCTAGTATAAGTTCATTATTAACTGTCTCTGTTGGCTCTTCCATTGTTGCTATTGCTAGACTCATTATCTTCTCCAATTATATTACTCGTATTTTTTGTTGTTCTGTGCTGCAACAATTTTTGGGCAGCTTGAACAGCACACCAACGAGTAAATGTTGCTAAAGTTATATTAAGGAGTTCTGCTTCATGCTTAATCGCGTCATACTCATTATTAGTACAACGAACACGAAGATTACCGCCCCGCCTACCTGTGGAATTGGGACCGAAGCCGACAGGAATTTCACTTGGAGTTGATATTGTAATTTGTATTGGTGGTTCGTAAGACATTTTTCTTTTTAGCAGATCATTGCTTGTGTGTCAAACAATGATCTGCTGATAGAATTAAGCCAAGGCAATACGCTTATAGAATGTACCTTTAGCTAGGCTTCCTCCGTCTAAAACATCAAGTAATTCATCAGAATTTTTATGAACACTAAGAATTGTGACATTTTCTTTTGCTATATCCATAACATTGCCATCATCATCTTTAACTGTCATAATGACATATACTGGACGAGCAGTACGTGTAAATTTTGGTTTTTCTTCTTCTGCCATAACAACCTCGTAAAAAATTGGACGTTAGTACTTGCATACTAACGCCCCAAGTTGAGAGTAAAATTATTTAAGCAGCTTGAACACGGTCAATAGATGCTCGTGTTACGCCTTCATAAGTTTCATGAGTAACTTCAAGGGCAGCTTCCATGCCAACCCATTCTGTTACATCAATTCGCTTGGATAAAGGTGCTCCAATAGATTCGATGAATCTCTTAGTACCAAAACGTGCTTGAGGGTTGTCCTCTAGACCGACACGACGATATACAAGTGTCATACCGTCATCGTTACCGTCTTTATAATCTGCAGGGAATTGATCTGCGCCAATATGGAAACTAACAGCGCAATACATAGTACCACGTTGTGATTCCTTAACTTCTGCATTTCTGATTACACCAGTATACTTGCCAGCTGGTAGAGGCTCTGGCTGCTCTTGCTTGTTAAGGTCGATAGAGTATTCTACGACACTAGATAGTTCTTCAGACATATTAATGTCCTCCTTTGTGTAAGTTGTTGAAATTGGAACTGATAAGTTTACTATTATTCTAGATACTGTCCAGCCCCTTTATACAGTACCTAAAATTCTGTTACCTACTAATTGTAGTATTTCTATGGTAAAGGGATCTTTTTACCACCATTTTTGTTCCACGCATCATACCACGCCTCAATACCTTCGCCTTCCCATGACTCTGGATTAAAGTCCCAAGTGAAATCACTATCTCCACTTTGTACGAACATCCGACTTTTCATAGGCTTGCGAAGGCGGGAAGATCGTATAGTAATTTTCCTAGCCTTCCCTGTGTCTTCCATATGCCAAACTTCTGATAGTTTGATTGGAATTTCTGATTGCATTTTACCACCCACTAAGATGCTTACCATCATAGCACCAGATAGTTCATCTTTCTGTGGTGAATCTTCGTGTGCAACAAATATACAATGTTTACCTAATGCACCTGTAACTTTAATAACAGACATAATACCTTGCATAGTATAAGAGTTACGTCTTCCATAACCTTGTAATGTTGGAGCTTCCATTGTAGCTCCACGAACTTCTGATATAGCATAACGTAATGCCATTTCATTAAAG